CTTCATGTTCGCCCGGTTGAATACCGCCGCCGGATAGTCAACTTTCTGATCACGGGTAAACGTCAGCACGCCGTCGTCCCAGTACGCCACAACCGACGCAGCATTGCAGATCGCCTGCACGCGGTCGCCGAGTGAGTCGTTCTCGTCGTCAAACGTGTAGTCGAAGTAGCCCAGTCGCTCATCAGGCAGGCTTTCGGCGATCGAGTACAGCCCGTACAGGTCAATGCTGCTTACCGGCTGCTCACCCATGATGAGCCAGGTGTGAGCCACTGCATCAGCGAACGAGCGAGACGGCCGCAGGGTGTAATCCACAGACTGCGCGTCCAGGTCGTATGTGATGGTGTGGCGCGTCACCAGAGCGTTATATTTGCGCTCACGGCTGCCAAGAGCGTTCTCTGTCGCCCGGACTTTTACTCGCACCAGCGTATCAGTAGGGTGAACGACGTTTGTCCTGATGTTGATGCTGTGGATCTCTTCGACCTTGAGCAGTGACGCGTCACCGGAGTTATCCGTGCGCTGGAAGCTGACCGCGTATTTCCCGAACCCGCCGGTCGGAGTGATCTTGTCAGTGCGATAAAACACCTCGCTCGTCGACTGGTGCGGCGTCGTCTGCCGGTACGTAAACGTCTGCTGCGTTCCCGGCACCTGGTTGTAGTCGTCGTCGATTTTCCAGATGACAACCTTCCAGTTGGTCTCTTTCTTCCCGCCGAGGCTGGACTGGGTATGCAGCCACAGCTGCGTTGACTCGACCGGGGAAAAGAACGGCCCAACCACCAGCGCCTCGTTATCGTTCAGGATGAACTTCGTAGTGTTGATCGTGGCGTTAGCCGGAATGTCCTGCGGCCCCTCCAACTGGTTCATCGTGAACGTGTACCAGCGCACCGGATTCACCACCGCGCCATCGTTTGTTTCAACGGCGGAGATCAGAGTACCGGAGAATGTCGCATCGGTAGTTACGTTGCCGGAGGCGGTGCTGTACGTCACGTTGATGGTGAAGGTAACCGCGTGCGGCAGAACCAGACCCATGAAATAGTCGAACTCGGCTTGTTTCACGATTTTAATCGCTATCTGGCCGCCGGAATACGTTCCGCTGACCACCGTGTTTGCCGTTGCTGTTTCGATCGGAAAGTCGCTGGCTTCGTTCTGCCCGGGAACCTCCTGGCCGTCAACGTCATCGAACCCGTATCCCTCGACGATCTGCGGGATAACTTCTCCTGGCTTGAAGAACTGGAATTCGGCACCAGCCAGAGAGCCCAGGCTCGATTCGGAGTAGCGCACAGACTCGTAATCGTATTTGCCGATCCCAATACACATCCATTCAGTGACGTACTTCAGGCCGCCGTCTGTGGAAGTCTGGTGTACATATTCGAATACCGACTCCTGAATCAGATCCGGGAACGAACGAATCTGGCCATAGATATCCGGCTTGGCCTTGTAAACGCGAGCGGTATTTGTCTGACCGGTCAGGCTATTGTTGGGCGAGTCGACGGTATTACCGCCGTTGTTCGCTATAGCTGGCTTCGGCGCCAGGAACGAAAATACCTGGCCCACCACTTTAAAGATCGGGCTCAGGATGTCATCGACAATACCCTTTGGCTGGTCGAATATCTGGATGTGGTCCAGCTCGCTCAGCTCAAACGCCAGCTCATCATCGTCGCCCAGCTTTACGCCGTTGCGGACGATCAGCAGATCGCGGTGGAAAGTGGCGTCATTGGCCGCCAGCCAGTCATAAAAAAGGGTGCCGTTTGGCACCCTGCAACGCAGCTTAGGCGTTCCTGGAAAATTCGATATCTCAACCAGCGCCATATTCGAAAAACTCCACTTTGGTGAATGCACGCTGAATGACCAGCAACGAGTCCATGCGCACGCTTCCGTTCTCGCCGCGCGAGTGCAGCGCCTGCCGGTTCAATACCAGGCCAACGTGCGCCGGTTGCGCGCCGCGGTACCCGACAAATATCCCCCCGCCGACCGGTTTATCGACCTGGCGCCAGAAGACGACGTCACCCTGATAGCAGGTAAAGAAGTCGGCCCCGGCTTCGTAGTCCGGCGTCTGGTGCAGCTCAATCCCGAGGACATGTCGGTAATACAGCACCACCACCCCCCAACAATCGACCTTATCGAACGAGCAAGCCCGGTTTGACCAAGGCACGCCGATCATCCTGCTGATAAAATCAGAGGTACTGAAGTCCCGTGTACTCGACTGGATCATAAAGGCGACCAATATTGTTGTTCAGCGGATTTGTGACGGACAGAGTGACCGATGCTGCATCAGCATTGATGTCCACCGTCTTGACGTATAACTGCCAGGACTTAATCGGCACAGACACGTCTCCGCTGTCGAATATCTTCCGCGTGGCCGTGATGGCTGTCAGCCTGGCCGCCCCCTTCCACTGTTTCATCAGCGCTTTGATATCCGACGACAGCCGCCCAAGCTTCACTGTAGCGTCGATCACCGGCGTACCGCTCTGCTGGCTCTCTTCGATTTCAAAACGCGCTGGCGTGTACGTCTGGCCGCCAAGCGTCTTCGGGAAGAACTGCTTATCGACCAGGCGGACATAGCCGAAGGATGGATGGTAGAACGTGATTGTGTCGTACAGTCCGCGCGTCGGGCGTTGCTGCTTATACTCCCTGAAGCTCGGCATTACGGCACCCTCGGTAGTGATTCCGGATCGCGCCCGTCCGGATAACCGGTAACGACGATATCCAGCCAGGTATTCCACGGCGGGGGCAGCTCAACAATGATGTCGTCGAACTCATCATCAGCGTTATACAGGCGATTCGCGATCACCGTGCCCGTCCAGGTCACCACCCCGCCATCAATGCTGGTCTGCACCGGCATCTGCGTGAAGTGCAGCTCCTGCATCTGTAGGCCGCTGCCGCCGATATTAATCGGCATGCGGAACCAGTTCAGGCCACAGTTTAGATAGTTAGGACTGCGCAGCCACTGCTGGAATGCCTTCTCCTGGTCCAGTGTGAAGATCCACGTCAGTGACCAGGTCACTTTTAAGTCGTCTGTCTGGTTCTGGAAAATGGCCGGGCCTACCGCTGGCTGGTCAGTCAGGAACCCGGTATCCAGCGTCATGTTCTTGTTGGCCTTCTGCGCGAGCGGCAGCCAGCCGGGGTAATCAATAATCGGCATTAATTTTGCCCCCTTGGCGTGCGCTTGACGTTGAAGTTACTGGTTATGCCCTGGCTTATCGGACCGCCATTATTGAGGTCTGCGATGACTGTTGTAAGCGTTAGCGAGCCGTCCTGATTCATCGTGCTTTGCTGATCTACGGTGGCAGAGGTGTAGTTCTGTACGATGTTATTGACTACGAACCCGCCGCCGCCCTGCATATCCTTATTGCTGATGACCTTCCCATTATCGCCAGGGATCATGTACTGCTTGCCGGTGCTGGCCCGGTAAATCTCCGGCATACCACCTTCGCCGACCTGGTACATGCTGCCAGCGCTGACCGGGCCACCGTTCTTGCGCTTGCCGGAGAGAGCCATGATGCCTGCCATGGCACCAAGACCAACGAGAACCGCACCACCAAATGAGGCTATGGATGACATAATCGCGGCGGGCGTCCAGGCCGCTGTTGATGCTGCGGCAGCTGTGGTGCTTGCTGCTGTCTGTATACCAATACCTGCTACCTGAGCCGTGGTGGTTGCAGCAATTGCCGCTTGTTGAGTGGTCGCCCCCATTATGGCTGACTTGGCCCACTCAACCCCCATCTGAACGAAGGCATTAATGAGGCTGTTAAGAACGGTATTACCGATCGAACGCATGGCTTCTTCAGCAGACATACTGCCGGTGATGATTCCTGTCAGAGCGTTGCTGGCGTTCCCGGCAAGTGCATCGAAAGAAGCCGCAGCCGCCTCGTTAGCCAGACTCTGGTTACGCCAGATTTCCCACTGGGCGGCGATGCGCGCTTGCTCATATTCTGTATCAGCCGCGGCCCGCAGCATCAGGGCATTCTGGTGAGTGATCACCCCCTGTTGCTCATACTGTTGAATCAGAGCCATTTTGCGCGCGTTCTCGTTCGCCAGTTGTTGCACCGGGTCAACGCCTCCAGCCGCTTCCTGCTGCGGCGTGACAGTCTGTTGAGCACGGATTTTGGCAAGGTTGTTCTGGTGCGTTGCCTCCAGGCGCTCTGCGGTCTCGTTGTATTGCTCCTGACTTATTTTCTTCGCAGCCAGGGCAGTATTGAGATCCTGAACGTCCTGCTTATAGCTGGCGTTTTCGCGCGCTTCTGGTAGAAGCTTCTGCGCGGCTGCCTCGGCCTTGATGGCATTGACCGTATCCCATTTCTCTGCAGCATACTGACGGGCTTGTGCGATCTGGGCCTGAGTTGCGCCTTTCCCAAGAGATTGTTCGGCATTAAGCATGGCCTGCTCTCTGCTGAGTTCTTGAGTTGACCACGCCGCCAGCTCCGATTGTTGTTTCAGGTTAGCCAGCTTCTGAGCAACAGACTCAGCAGAAGACGCTGATTTTTTACCCTGCTGTTCACTCTCTTGCTGAGCCTTTTTCCTCGCTTCTTCAGATTTCTCTAAATCATAATTTTCAGCAGCCAGTCTCCCTGCCGCAGAGATTTGATTTTGATTATCCGTGACCTTGGCAGCCTGCATCCTGGCTTTGGCTATCGCCCGCTCTCTCTCGTCCTGAATTTTAAGTAATTCATTCTGCTCTTCCAGAGTAGCGATAACTTTATCCCCCTCCTTGGTCGCCGGAGATATCTGAAGCGCTTTTGGGTCGAAGCTTTTTCCGGCCTGATTAGCTCGGTTTATTTCATCAGCTGTTTCTCCAAAGGCTTTCGCTACCGCACCCTGCACCTGCTCGAGGGACCATGATTTTTCAATGAGTTGGTCATGAACTCCCATCGCCGTGAGCATGTTGTTCGTGAGCGTTCGAGTCGCCTCTGACGCGGTTTCTTCTGTCCTGGATAATTTATCCTTTGCAGCCTCAAGGTCTCGCGTCTTACGCGCCAAATCATCAGACACTTCAGCTTGTTGCCGGGCAAAGTCTGCGCCCTGCCCCATAGATTCAGCAACCTTCTGGGCGGCCGGGGTAAAGTTCTGGTATCTGTCTCTCAGCGAGTCAACTTCACTTTGCAGATCGGCAACATCCTCTTTCTGAGCTCGAATAGAATTATTTGCATCTGCAATTGCCCCACGCAGCTGCGTGTTTGACATTGCATTCATGGCAGCATTTAGCTTATCCAGACCATCAGCGAAGGCGATAGCCTCCTCTTTTGCCTGCTGGGCTTTCTGCCAGAAATAGAAGATAGCTCCGGCAGCAAGCATAGCCGCCCCAGCTGGACCACCTATAAGAGCAAGCGCACCGCGAGCCATTCCGATACCAACGGACGCTGCACGAGCAGCTGTCGCCGCACGGGCCGACGCTGCAGCCTGGGCAGTTTCAGCCTCCGCAAGAGCAAGAGATGCGGTAGTAGCCCGTGTTTTTGCGGCCACAAGAGCATCCATTGCCAGCATCTCTGCAGCGCTACCTTTTGCCACGTTATATTCAGCCTGGGCCAGCGCGAGAGAAGATAGAGCAGCCTCTTTATCAGCAAGAGCCTTACGCTGAACAGAATTAGCAGCAACCAAAGCAGCCTGTGCCGTCTGATTGTCTGCTACGACCTGCTGACGAGATGCTGCGATATCTGCAATTTTCGCAGAGGTGGCCATGGTCAGAGCGCCGACATATCGCGCGCCCATAACACCTGCAACAATGGTCAGAGTAGCACTGAGAACGTCCAGGTTTTCACTGAGTGTAATAACTGAATCACTGAATATTTTGACGCCAGTTTTTACAGTGGCATTCTCGCCAAAGAACTTCGTGATGTTGTTGTTGGCAATTTCAAGAGACTGGCTGATCGTTGCAGTAGTTTTAGCGAACTCCTGTCCAATTTTATCGCCCTGAGAAAGCAACCCATTCACGATCACATCAGTGGTTAACTTGCCCTCTGCAGCCATGTTTCTGAGCGCCCCAATGCTGACATTCATAGAGTCAGCAAGAGCAATCATGAGCCGGTTACCCTGCTCGTTCACAGAGTTAAATTCATCACCTCTTAAAGCTCCGGACGCCAGCCCCTGAGCAAGCTGAATGATTGCGTTGCTTGCCTCCTCGGCTGTTGACCCTGAGACCACGAAGCCCTGGTTAATAATGGTTGTCAGCCTGGTAATGTCCTCAACACTGACACCATAACTCCGTGTTGATCGCTCGAGACGTGCATAGAGAGTGGCCGTGGCATCGAGACCTGAACGAGTCTTTTGAGAGATATCAAAAACACGCTCGGTGACATCAGCCAAGGTCTCAAAAGGAGGTACGGAATCCCTGACGGCGTTTGCCAGTTTATTACTCAGGTCCTGCCATGCCTGGGCATATGCGCCAACCTGCTGGACAGAAAGAGCTGCTATGAGCGCTTTCGCGACGCCAGTTAAGCTGGACATAGTGCCTTCAATCGAGGACAGGGATCGCTCAGTGCGGTTTAATCCCGCCTCAAGACGACCCATGCTACCGTTGAGCCCATTCAACGCGGCATCAATATCCCGGCGTCCCTGAAGGATCCCGGCGGTGTCCATGTCAACTTCATAAACAATCGTTCCAGCGCTGACAGTACCATCCATAATCTAATCTCCGGGCAATAAAAAACCCCGCCTGAGCGAGGTTACTGTAATGAACAGCTCATGCCGCCTGCTGAGCCATCGACACTCTTCTTGCTTTTTTGGCTAAATAATCCTCTGATATTGAGTCATATTCTTCCCTGGTAAATCCTTTCTGGTCCGGGTATTTGGCAGCAATTAAATACTGAAACTCAGTCATGGTAAGCTGCTCCGCCTCATTGCGGCTCATGCTGAAATGATTTCTGGCTGCGCTGATATACTCAAATGCATTAAATTCTGACGTGGTACCGGTATTCTCATGGCGCTGTAGTTTTCTTACCCTGGCTTTTCCGATAATGCCGTGGGTTATGAGCGATTGGGCGATCACAATCATATCAAACTCGTCCATTGCTCCACGCCGAAGCTTGAATGGCTTTCCTTTAGTTTTGGCTATACGTAGCTCACCGATCAATGGTGTAAGGTCGCTGTCACAGCAAGAAGCTAGTACCGTAATTGCAGCCATTATTGCTTTTCTTCCGTAACTAGTCGTTATTATATGCTCAACGAGCCACTCAGGAACAGTGCCATAGGCATCGATAGCCGACCTGATTAGATCTGATACTTCATCGTGATGCAGGTCATAAAAAGCACGCACGATATCTTCTGGCTCGCCTATTCGGGTCATGTTGATAAACGATGGACGGAAAAAATATTCCTTGTCACCAGCGGCGATCAGGAATTCGCCAATTTCTTTTAATGGGATCATGGTAAATTCCATATAACGGTCATTATCAAGGGCAGCACGCCGCCCTTTGGAATGTCCGTTAGGTAACGGTAACCGTATGCACGGCCACAAAGTTGCCGTCTTCGGTGTTGATGATGATCTGCGCGCTGCCGGTGGCGACGCGCGTCACGGTAACGGTGTTGCCGGAGGCGGTAGCCGTTGCTTTGGTCGCATCGGTAGTTGCTACAGTGAAATCTTTGTTGGTTGCGCCTGTTGGTGCGATATTCACCGTGAAGGTACTGGTGCCGCCTGCAGTGCCAGTGCTGGTTGTCGGCGTTACCGTCACGCCAGTCACGGCAACCGCAGTGATTTCGTTCACTTCGATGGTGCTTGCGTCGCCGACTTTGAACTCGGTTGAGAACGTGACAATGTCGTTGGTACCACCGTCTGAACTCAGAGCCGTAATGTTCATGTAGCCGATGAATTCTACCGGGCCGTAGTCCATGCGCACCCAGATGCCAGGCTGGCGCTTGGCCTTCAGCTCGTCAGCGAAATACTTGATGAACTTGCCGACACCGTACTGGTCCAGCTTGTCCTTCTTACGCACTTCACCTTCAAAGCTCAGGGTAAAGTCACTGTTGGTGATGATGGTCTCGACATAGCCGCCGCCGTCATCCGCATCAGAGGTAACCGAGTTCGGGTTGAAGTCGAAGCCCTTCGACGTACCAGCGGCAAGCGCCATCCACTCTGCTTCAAGTGGTTTGACGTCCGGGCAGCCATCGGCGACTTCCAGCACGACCGCACCGCCGAACAGGCGCTCGTTCGAGTTCTGGCAATTAGCCATGTGAAACTCCTCTTTGACGTATAAAAGAAAACCCGCCGGAGCGGGTTATTTGGTTGGGAATGGCTAGTCGCCAAACGTGCATGCAAATTGCAATCGGAAGACTATTCGCCCTTCTTCTGTGAGCACCGGCGCGGGAATTGCGCCCATGTTCTGGATGTATCCGACACACTCGTCAGCCATGGGGTTGGCCTGGACGTAGTCGACGATGCGCTGCACGGCATTGAGCGCGTCTTTGCGCTTGTCCTTCGCGCCTACGACATCAACCAGGACGTGATACTCAGAGCCGAGGTCAGTACGGATATTCGAGCCGCCGTTTGGTCTGAAGACGATTATGGCTTTAGCCAAGTCCTTCGGGTCGTCGTACATCAACTGCTGGACCGTGAAGCCGGTCGTTAGCCCGGCGTCGACGAACATGTTACGCACCCGCTCGTGCATCATAGGCGTCATAACGAAAGCTCCTTACGCACAACATCATCGATTGCAGAGCGCTCCTCTTCAAATCCAAGTGTGAGGAATTCTTTTTTAGCCGTTGAGCGACGGAATCTCTGCGGGTTAGCCGGATCATGAACATAAACGGCATAGTTGGTCGAGTAACCTACCCTGCCTGTGATTACTGCTCCGTCAGCTACGATTTCTCGAAACTGGCTATTTAATAACGCTGAGGTGTCGATCGGTGTGTAGAGCGCTGCTCTTGCCGCCCCCAGAATCATCGCCGACTGTAGCGCTCGAATTATTTTTCTACCCTGAATATCATTCAGAATTCGGTCAATATTGCGCTCAACACGTGCCGCGCCACGAATTTTTATGCCCATAATTACACTCTGCTTGAGGCCGTTATAATGGCGTAATCATCCGTCAGTCGCTCGAACGTATCGGCGTAACGGATAACCTGACGCACCTCGTCAGCACCTGCCGCAACCGGGTTTGCTTCATTCGATACGCCAATCATGATGTAATCACCAGCGGCCGCCAACGCGAACTCCGTCCAGACAGTGTTCTTCACGACGATTTCAGCGCCCAGGCTGGCTAACTTCTTGCTGAGCCCGCCCTCGTAATCACAGAGGATTTGCTCAGGAGCGGCATAGCCCAGCGGGTCGCCGTATTCGTCATTTCCTTCCAGTTTTCGCCAGATGGTCGCCGTGGCGGTATAGCTCCAGTTCGCTACCGATGACATCAGCCCTCCTTCCAGCGCAGCACCTTCGCGCCAGTCGCCCGGATGCGCGGGCAGTTGATGAACCACTCGCCGTCCGACTTAACGTAGCCGGTAGTCTCCCGCCCCGTGTCGGTCATCACCCAGACGCGGGTGAAGGAACGCGGTAGCCCGTGCTTAACTGATTTGTACGTCATCACTTATCCCCGCACATGCAGCCGCCCTTCCCGATCCAGATACCAGCGAATGCCGGGGCGGCGGTAGGGTCGGCAGGAATGAGCGCAGTAGCGCAGCCGTACTTATCAAGACCGCGCAGAAGGTTTAAAGAGCCCTTCCAGCGATCTGATAATGACTGATAGCGGAAGGATTCTGATGCACCGCTTGGCGCCGTATGACTGGACACGTACTTGTCACCCTGCCCCAGCGCCATCATGCCCAGCAGGTAGGACTGAATCAGCAGTGCGGTAGCCGGTGAGTAATGGGCGTCAAGGCATTCCTGAATACTGTTGGCCTGCTCTACGAGCGCCTCTAAGATGAAATCAGGCAGAGTGATACCGACTGAATTCAGATATTCCTTGGCCTGTTCTGTGGTGATCATGCGAGCCTCTGAAAGCCCTCCGGAGAGGGCATAAAAAAACCGCCTTAGCGGCGGCTGTTATTCAGCGGGGAACAGCTTTTCGAGTTCGCCTTCCGGCAGCAACTCTGACAGCTTTTCAGCTCCCAGATTGCCTTTGAACTCAATACCCAACTCAGTCAGGCGCTCCTGGATAACCTCTTTGCGAGATTTTTCTCCGGTACCGCCTTCTGGTGTTGCAGGTTTCAGCTCGCCACCGGCTTCGCCTTTCATTTCGCGGACGTTAGACTTGAGCGCCGGGTGAAGCTCTTTCAACTCCACCACGTCGCCAACCTTCACGCCGAACCATGGGCGTACAACTTCGTATTTAGCCATGCTGTTTCCTTACGCCAGGTTAGCGCCGTAGACAACGCCAGACAGGCCCTGATCGTCTGCGGTAATTTGCAGACCTTCAGCAGACATGATCTGGAAGTTGTAGTTAACGTTTGGCAGTGGACGCGGGAGTAGCACAACGCCGACAGCCATACCAACCAGCGGGGAGATCACGTCACGACGACGAACGTACGCGATAAACTCGTTACCCGTCAGCGCGAAGCTCATGCGGATTTCTTTCACCGGTGCGAATGGCAGAACAGCCTGCAGTAGAGTGCCACTCACCACACCATTGACTACGTACGGCTGCGCCATATTTGCCCAGATCTCAGGGGAAACCCACATCACATCATACTGAGCTACTTTGTTGGTGCGTGCGGTGGTACCGAATGCTCCTTTACCAAAGAACTCAAAATATTGAGTTGTGGTTGCGCTGGTCAGGTCGATGTTCGCGCCACCAGCACCAGATCCGAGGTTAATCTTCTTGGTGTTGCGGTGGTTCTTGATGCCCTGCGCCGGATAGGACTGAACCTGAATTTTTGAATCGCCGTTCAGGTAGTAGTTGACGCGCTTCTGGTTGAACTTGCGCATCTTCGCCATCTGCGAATCCAGCACCAGATCAATGCCTACAGAGTTAAGGCCAGCAGCATGACGCCAGTTAACACCGTAGCCAGCAGTGAACACCGGAATCGGGTCGCCATCGCTCGCGTAGTCAGTGTGGTCGAAGGAGAATGGAGCCTGACCATCGATGCTTACTGACACGTCGTCAGCGATGTCGCCGACCACGTTATACAGCTTGGCGGTTTTACCGACCGGCAGCACAGTCTGAACACCAATAAGGTCGTTCACGATTTCCATGCCAACTTCCTGGTCGCGCAGTTGCAGCACCTGGTTGTCAATCTCAGCCCAGAAGTCACGGGAGAAACCGCCAACAGCGTTACATGCCAGCATGTCAGGCGTCATGATTGCGCGGTTAGCCGCAATGATGGAGTCGTTCTGCAGGTTCCACATGTTGCGGTTTGCCCACAGCTCGTTCCAGTGCCCGCCGAGGCGGGAGTTAGTCGCCAGCGTCTCTTTTGAGAAGTACATATGTTTTTGTCCTTTTGTTACGCGCCAGCTGCGGCGACAGTGCCAACGCGCATGCGCACGCGAATGAAGTCGGTGGTGCTGGCCGCGATAGTGTATTCGTCCTGGCTGTATCCGATCACTGAATCAGTGTCATCGGTTGCCAGGGTAAACTGACCGGCAGCTCCCAGCTTGATCGGGCTGTCTTTTTTATACGCACCAGGCAGGCAACGCAGCGCCAGTTCACGACCTTCTTCGACGTAATTGCCGACAGCCGAATCACCGGCAGGGATTGATTCGGTGATGGTCAAGCCCTGGTGATAACCGACATCGATGATGTACAGGCGGCCGGCCAGCGCAGTTGCCTGAGCAAACTCATCTGAGGAGTTGATGGTTGCCGCAGTGCCTGGAAGCAGCGCGGCGGCCGTGGTGCGGGTTTCGGTCTTGTACAGAGACTGACCATCGATATTAACGCGACGATAACGTGGCATTATTCCGGCTCCTTACTTGAAGTGTTCGTCTGCGGCAGGTGCGCCGGTTTCTTTGTGCTGCTGAGCATTGTTGGTGCCCAGCGGAGCAGCTTCGCCCAGCGACTTGAACATTGCGTCCAGGGCATCGCCAGAAAGCGCGTTGGCCACGATGTCACCATGGACCTTAGCAACCGCATCACGCTTGGCTTTCTCTTCAGCGCGTGAGTTGGCGGTCAGGGTGTCAGCGAGTTGCTTCTGGTTGGCCTGTAGCGCATCAACCTTTTCCGCAAGAGGCTTAATAGCCGCTTCAGTATTGGTCGCAACAGCCTGGCCGATCATGCTGCCGATTTGTTCCAGTTCTTCTTTGGTTAAAGGCATGTCGCCCTCCGTTTTGTGGTTTGGCGCAGGCTGTTCCTGCGGTGTGAATAGAGCTTTGAATTTGTTAGCGACGACCGCCACCCACGACTCCTGGCGCGCTACTGCGGTGCCGGTATCGTCGAAGGCGATAACGCCGCCCTCAGACTTGTAGCCAAACACCTCGGCGCTGCCGCCGTTGCGGATGATTACAGCTTGCGAGTCAGTGAAATCAGCAACCCATGCATATTCATCCGCGCCAGCCGCAAACTTCGCTTTGGCTGCGCGATCGAGACGCTGCTCACGCTCCCGGTAGGATTCCCCCACCAATGCTCCTGAGTTAGCCTTTAGCGGTTGCGCAAGGTCAGCGTTAACCATCAGGCCCACGCCCTGCTCCGGCGTCGCCGCGCCAACCTCATGCAGCAGGATCGCGTCGTGGTCCATGCTGTGAATCTTCGCCACCCACTCGGCGCCCGTAGCTCTCTGTTGCTCGTTCGGCTCAAGCTGGTCGAGGAAAGCAGCTACGCTGGTATGGATGGGCGGTACTTCATCGCCACGCTCAATAGCTGCGACGCGCTCAAGTAGTTCTCGCCCGCCTTCCGACTCTTCAGCTCGAGCCACATCCACCCATTTTTCTACGTAGATACGATTGCCGGACTTCTTAACGTTACGGTTCCACGCGCCTACGTAGCCGACGTTAAGACCTTCAGGAGAGAAGGCCGACACGAACTGACCGTTAACCTGTGGATGACCCAGCGGCGCGAGCGTGCCTTCCAGCCCCTGATAGTGGGCGTTGATTTCATCTTCTGTGTACAGCCCGCCATTCATGACGACGTTCGCCGGCAGCGTATAGCTCGGCAGCACCAGATGATCACGACCGTTATGTGTTTCGCGCCGGATAGACTGGCTGTTCACCTTCGTGGTGATATTGACCTGCATAGGCATAGTTATTTCTCCGCCCAGACGTAACCGCGCGCCTGCATCGATTTATATTCCTGTTTTAGTTTCGTAATGGTGTCCGGGTATTCCGGCTTACCGTCCGCATCCACCAGCACCGACTGCTGACTGCATTTGCAGTTGATGGAGTTGCCATCTTTGCTATACCAGTCACGCACCTCTTCGTTGGTGTAGAGATGGGCATGGCGCACTGCGTGGGTATGTCGCGTTGTCGGTGACAGAGCCGAAATGTGAACCAGAAGCGTTTTAAGGCCGTAAAGGTCATTCGCCTCCTGGTCTTCATCCCACTTAGCCCGGCGCAGCGCGGTAGTCACTTCAGTTCGTGCTATACGGTTTGCCCGGCGCTTCTCGATGCCGGTCTGGTCTGTCAGGTTGCGGGCAATGTCCAGCGGATTGAGTCCACGACCCACGCCATCAGTCAGCACGCGTGCCATATCTCGCTTAACGTCAGCAGTCAGACCCTTCATTTCCTCAAACACACGGGCATGCACCAGCGCCATGCGTTGCTGGTACGGGTCGCTTGCGAGGATGGACGCCAGCGAATCACGCCCGGCTGCGTACACCGGGGACTGCTGGCTGAGGTTGTAGAACGACTGCCCGGTCCCTTTCTCCGAAGCCAGATCGATGTACTCGTAAAACCACAGGTCGTAATCGCCACCTTCAAGCAGCACCTGATCAACCAGGTAACTGGCATCGTTCAGGATGATGGAGAGTAGCGTTGGGTTTAGCTGGTATTCGTATCGTGCGTTTACTGCGAGGGAGGAAGGTATTTTGTAGAGTGCTGATTTGTACGCTTTGCCAATCTTATTCATCCGCCTGGCGAAGTCTTTCATTGCCCGGCGTTCCAGCGCATCGGCTCCGGTCGGATCCTGGTAGTTACGCGGCAGAATCGGTGGCTTCGTCTTCTTCGCCATCCTCTTCTCCTAAAGGCTCTTCGTCATCATTGTCATAGCCCGCAGCCGTGCGAATCTCTTTACGACTGAATGCTGGCTCTTCGCCGCTGCCCTGCATGGTCTGGTTAATCTCGCCCATGGTCTTGGCGTTAGTGAGCTTCTCAGTACCGGTCTGTTCGTTCAGGTCATCCCAGATAACAGCCTTCTGGCTGACTGAGTCTACGATTTGCAGATCGATAAGCTTGTCGCAGAAGTCCTCTATTTCGAAAGAGAGGTCTACGCGGCGCGACTGACAACGAGCATTAAAGTATTTCTGATCTTCAGTGCTGGAGCGCTCGGCCTGCTGATTACCAACCAGAATGCGCGTCGGGATATCAACTCCTGCGGCGGCTGTTTGCAGGTTTACGTTATAGGTTGGAGACGGATCAGAAACCGGAGAAACGAGGGAGGTTACGCTGGCCCCCTGGAGAGAAAGCAGCACATCATTTCCGCGATTCATCTCGCGAGCAGCGTCATTAAATTTATCCTGCAACTCATCTACTTTAACGCCGTACATAGATGCAATGCTGCCAAAGTCGATTTCCTTGTCGAAACTAAGTGCTAACTGGCGAGCGGCGTTCTTCAGGAATGACTCACCAGACCCGCCCTCTACCTTCTCCAGGCTCACAAAGGCGTTATAAGCTGGCTCAAGGAAGCCAATAGCATCGTCTGAGTAATCACCAAGGATGAAAACGCGATCGGGGTGGATATTGACGCGGCGACTTGAACCATTCGGCAAGCGTTCGGCGTACTGCCACATTTTCGGCTGACCGTAAGTCTTCGAGTTCAGCCCAGTGTCCCACTCGCTCACCGTTAGCGATCCGGCCCAAGCCACGGAAACCTTCTGCAACCCGCGCCCTTTAGTAACCGGAAGGTTCCAGTCTTTTTCATCGCGGACGTGCAGAAGGATGCCTGCATAACGACCGACAAGGCGACGGCGATCCGCCTCGGCAAATGAGCGCCAGAACCGGTTGTTGAATACCTGCTTTGACTTGTTTTCCCAGGTGGTTTCGTTTTCGCTCTCGTCGGCATCATCACCCTCGATGATTTCCGGGTTAGTCTGCCAGCACTTGCCCACCAGCTTCTCAACTGCACCGTGAGCGATACCACCGCGACGGTACAGGGCGTAGACGCTCTCTTGAAACACAGGACAAGAGGGAAGCGCAAGAGCTTCACGATCGTCTGAAATCTGAGGCTTGGCGGGTTAAGCAGCTTGGTGAATCACCCAAAAAACTTTTCAAGGAAGCATGTATACGGTGGCTAAGGGAGAAGGAGGACAAGAAAAGCATAGATGATGACAAGAGTATCATCACATTCTGGTTACAGTTCTTCGGGGAAACAATACTCTCCGATATAACAACACAGAAAATAATGGAGGCGGTAGACGGAATGGAAAACCGCCGCCATCGCCTGAACTGGGAGATGAGCCGGGACAGATGTTTAAGACTTTCCAAGCCAGTACCTGAGTATACGCCGAAGCTGGCATCCAAGGGAACGAGAACCAGACATTTGGCAATACTACGTGCGATCCTAAATCTGGCTGTTGAATGGCAGTGGCTAGATAAAGCACCGAAGATATCCACGCCACGCATTAAGAACGGGCGTATACGCTGGCTGACCGAAGAAGAATCGAAGCGTCTGTTTTCGCAGATAGCGCCTCACTTCTTCCCGGTCGTTATGTTTGCAATTACTACAGGGCTGCGCAGGTCAAATGTGACAGACCTGGAATGGTCTCAGGTTGACCTTGATAAGCGCATGGCATGGATGCACCCGGACGAAACAAAAGCTGGTAACGCGATTGGCGTTCCATTGAACGAAACAGCTTGCGGAATATTACGCAGCCAGCAGGGAAAGCATAAACGTTGGGTGTTTGTTCATACAAAGCCAGGATACAGAAGCGACGGAACCAAAACGGCAGCAGTTAGAAAAATGCGGACAGATAGTAATAAGGCATGGAAGGGAGCACTAAAGCGGGCAGGCATTAGCAATTTCCGCTTCCATGACCTCAGGCATACATGGGCAAGCTGGCTTGTTCAGTCTGGTGTTTCACTTCTGGCACTGAAGGAAATGGGAGGCTGGGAGACTCTGGAAATGGTTCAGCGTTATGCGCATTTATCTGCCGGTCACCTGACCGAGCACGCGAGCAAAATTGACGCGATTATTGGTCGCAATGTCACAAATACGGCACAAGAGGAGAATGTGGTTTACTTGAATGTAAGGTAAGTAATTGAAATAACTGGTGCCGATAATAGGAGTCGAACCTACGACCTTCGCATTACGAATGCGCTGCTCTACCAACTGAGCTATATCGGCCCTGAAAGGCCGGTTACGAGCGTAACCACGGGGCAAAAGAGTAGATCTAACCGGGTGATGCGTCAATGCCCTTTTGAATCAAACGGCTATTTTTGCATCACCCGCGATTAT